TATGACATTTGTCACTTCTTTGTTTGCTCTAATTCCACTACTAACTCGCCTACTATCGCGCTTAGTCGCCCTATCTCGGCGTTTAAAGTGTTCACCAATTCCACTAGATTAGTCGCACCCGATACCGATAATCTAAGAACCTCGGGCGTTCGGTATCCTAGGTGGTTGTCTATTCCCCAAATAAGAAGACTGTCGTCTAATTCTTTGAGAGCAGAATCTAGATATTGCTCTTGCGTTGGTGCGGTCATCAGTTACCCCTATCGCTTTTCATTTGCCCGACATACTCGCCTACCTTGTAAGCGAGATAGATAACCCCGATTAACGCGAACATCACGAGCGCGATAAAATTATCATCTACTATCATTAGAACCCCTTTCGTTGTGTCACTAGACTTGTGTCTAGTAATCGTGCCTATTTAGAATCGAATCTCACGCCATAGGCGATAGGCTAACTATCTAAAATGCCTCTTTGCTATACCCTGCTTCGCAATCATGTATGAACATATTACGGTCAAAACGAGGATTCTGTTCACCTAAGCGAGTCGCTAAGGTTTCGCATAAATCTTTGTAAAACATATATTTAGGTACATCTGTCCAATTTGAACCTAATGTTATATGTATTTGGTCGCGTAATGCTTTTGCTATTAGTTCGTAATCTTTCCTAGTCATTGTGTCCCTTTCGTTGTTGTTGTTGTTGTCTTTCGTCCCGTGTCCGAATTGAATCGGCACGCCTAAAACGCACGGGGGAATTCTTGCCTAATTTTCTTCGCAGTTCGTAAACCTCTCTACCCATTCGGTCAGTGTTGAGAATTCAAATTCTGTTCGTGACCAATTTCCATCCAATAAAACACTGTAGAAGATTCCCACTTTCCCGATTTCATCGGTCGTCATTGCCATTGCTTGAGCGGACATTTCGCCGTCCCTCAAAATGTTGACAAAATGTCTGCCAGACATTGCGTCATTGTGATATTGCATTGAATATGTCATTCTTTCCCCTATCTGTTGGTTTATGTTCTTCAGTCTTGCGACTTTGTGCCTAGTGTCGCTATGACGCGACTACCTCTAAAGGCTAGGCGATAACCCTAAACTAGATTACCCATTCCCCGCCGTCTTCATCCATACCGCAAGCGGTAAAGAATCGGGCACGATTGAATCGTGGATTATCTTCCTCGCAGATACAAGCCAAAGAATCGGCGATACTACCAATAGTGGCAGAATTGAAACCATCATCATTCTGACGATGTTCCCTCACTATCTTTGCTATCTTTTCGTAATCTTTCCTAGTCATTTCGTCCCTTTCAAATACCCTTGTTTTATAAGGCTAATTCCCTATACCAAATATCTTACAGCCTTACGACTACAAGCGCAACCACCAAACGCGATATTTCTTTGTGACACTCGTCACACTGTCAGGCTAACCTTACAAACACTCTACTACTTGACATAACTATTCAAACTTGACATAACTCTAGGCGTCTCACATAATTTGTACCATGGCGGTAGGGGAAATTAGTTTTGTGGGTATCCGACCACACAGAGTGACACGAACACATGTTCGCAACACCACATATCTGCACAAACGCACAAACAAACACCAACACAAACAAACACACGTTCGCAACGGAGGCTATGCCGAGGCAACGGGGGCTGGGGGGGGGTAAGTTATCGTCGTTAGAGATTTTCACTCTTTTGGTTGTAGAAAAAAACGGTAAAAAAAGATTATGTTGTGTGGGAAGGGGGGTTGTGTTTTTGTCGACAACCGAACATTTGTGAGGGCGTCAGCGTGTTTGCTTTCCCCCACGTTTCACCCTTAAGGGTTGGTAGCCGTTAGCCAATTCTTTTAGCCGACACCATGTTTAAACTTGTACGTTGTTTACGCTGCTCCCCTAATTCGATGATTGGGGGTCTACCCCAGTTTCCTGGTGTTGTTGCCCCGCACCTTGCAAGTGGTGTACAGCCTTGTGTTTTTAAAGTTGTTTGCCATCTCCCGACGGGTATGTTGAAATAGTAGCCGATACATTTTTTATTTGCAACTGTTTGTGGTAAAATTTTTTGGTGGGAACTAAACGACGAGTACCGCCAGAAGACAAAGCACGCTTCTTCGCCGCCATAGCCGCAGGCTCATCAATCACAGAAGCATCACGCATCGCAGGCGTACACATAAACACAGGCTCACATTGGTTAACAAAATCTAAAGCAGCAAAAGCAAAACTAGACCAAGCCGTCCTCGAAGCAACCCGTACCCGCGGCAACCAAGGCGGCAAACAACGCAAAGAATACGAACAAGCATTAGACGAAGCAACCGACCTACCCCCAGCAATACCTTTAACACGCCTATGCCCAGAAGCGCAACGCGGACTACAAGACTTCGACTTCTTTCGCCGCCACTATTTAGGTCGCGTCCCATCACCATGGCAAGTAGAAGCCGCACTAACACTAGTAAACCTACTAGAAAACCCTGAAAAAGAATTCGTAGTCCTAAACGTCCCACCAGGCGCAGGCAAATCAACTCTATTCCACGATGTAGCAGTATGGGCAATAGTACGTAACCGTGCAATCCGCGTCATGATTGGCTCCATTTCACAAGCAATGGCAAAACAATACTCCCGACGCATCAGAGAAACCCTCGAAAGACCAGCACCAATACAACCCGACCCAGAAATAGTTAAAAAAGGATTAGCAGTAAACGCGGAAGGATGCCTCTCCATCGACTACGGCAGATTCAAACCATCCGACAAAGGTGCTTTGTGGCGTGCAGAAGAATTCGTAGTAGAACAACTAGACGGAAACGGGTTAGACAACAAAGAACCCACCGTCCGCGCATACGGAATCGACTCAGAATACATCGGACACCGAGCAGACCTATGCCTATTCGACGACGTAGCATCCGTAGACAACGCCAGAGAAGGCTCAACACGCGACAAACTGTTAGAAAGATGGGACCAAGTAGCAGAAGCACGAGTAGACCCAGCAGGGCTACTAGCAGTAGTCGGACAAAGACTCGGCTCAGGCGACCTATACGCACATTGCTTAGCAAAAATTGCTTACGACATCGACGAAGACAACTACGACGGCACAGACTCCACCACACCCGAATCATTAGCCTCCACAGAACCAACCAAATCATCAAAATACAAACACATTGTTTACAAAGCATATTATTCTGAACTAGACGACGGACCTAAAAGCCGCAAATACAACGCCAAACCATATCCAGAAGGACCACTACTAGACCCGCAACGACTATCTTGGAAAGATTTATCGTACATCCGATACAGCAACCCCAAAACATTTAAAATTGTTTACCAACAAGAAGACGACGCCGCCGACACCAACCTAATCAACCGCACATGGATAACAGGCGGACTAGGAAACGACGGTGTTCTATACGCAGGATGCATCGACAACGAAAGACTCCCAGGACAAATCCCAGAAGGACTCGCCCCACCCGTAATCTCAATCATCACAGTCGACCCATCCCCGTCACAGTTCTGGGGCATCCAATGGTGGCTCTACCAGCCAACAACAAACCTCAGATATTTGATAGACGTCGAAAGAATCAAACTCACAGCCGAAGAACTCCTCGGATACAACACAACAACCCGCGAATACACAGGCATCCTAGAAGACTGGACCAACCGTGCCTTCCAATACGGCTACCCAGTCTCGCACGTCGTCGTAGAAGTCAACGCAGCCCAACGATTCCTGTTAGCACACGACTTCGTACGCAAATGGCAAACCCGACAAATGGTCAACATCATCCCGCACACCACACACCGCAACAAATTCGACGAAAAACTAGGCATCGAAGCACTACTCCCACCCCTATACAGGTCAGGTGCAGTACGACTACCAACCATGCGCGGCAACTGGAAAACATTAGCCCTCGTCGACGAACTAACCAAATGGACTCCCGACAAAAAAAATGGTACCGACCTTGTAATGGCAAACTGGTTCGCCGAACTACACTTCCCTACAGTCAGCGGAGTAAAACTTCCGCCAAGACAATGGCGCCCATCATGGATGCTAACGTAGTATTGTAGAACAACTACAACCCAACAGGAGTTCCACGCAAAGTGCACACAGTAGAAGAAATCGTCTCGCTATATAACTCCCGCAGAGAATCACAAGGACCCGTCATGCGCCGTATGCGCGAAGTACGAGACTTAGCAAACGGTGACATAATCATACCATTATCCGAATTAGACCGCAACGCACGAACAAACGTAGCCAACCTACTCGTACAAGGCTTAGACCAAACATCAATGCGTATCGCATCAACAATGCCAATGCCATTTTTCCCACCACTAAAACCAGGCAACGCAGACTCACAAGAAATGGCGCGTCTACGCAAAAAAATTATTTTATCATACTGGGACCAAAACAAACTTGCACTAAAAATGCGTCGCCGAGCAAGACACTTCCTAGCATACTCGTCAGCACCAGTAGTAATCCGCCCAAACTTTTCTAAACTACAACCAACATGGGCTGTACGAAACCCATTAGACACCTACCCTGCAGCATCAGAAGACCCAGACAATCTCGTACCAGACGACTGCATTTTCACATACACCAAATCGGCACAATGGCTAATCGACCATTACGGTGAACAAGTAGTCGGAAAACTTCGCATGGGCAAAATAACATTCGACAGCCAATTCACACTCCTCGAATATGTAGACGACCAAGAAATAGTTATCTGCGTAATCGGCGCACCAGTAACACAAAACATGAGCGCACCAGAACGAGCAGGAATCGAAACAGTAGAACTAGAACGCATCCCAAACCGAACAGGAATGCCACTAACAGTAATCCCGCAACGCATCTCATTAGACACACCACGCGGACAATACGACGGTGTACTAGGAATGTATTTTACACGCGCACGCTTACAAGCCCTCACAGAAATTGCTATCGAACGCGGCATCTTCCCAGACGAATACCTTGTAGCACGCGCAGGCGAAAATCCAGAAATTATCCAAATGGCTGACGGCAAAACAGGACAACTCGGAGTAGTCAAAGGCGGAGACATCCAACAACTACAAACAAACCCAGGCTACAAAACCGATACAGCACTAGACAGACTCGAACGCCAAGAACGTTTAGAAGGCGCTATCCCAGCAGAATTCGGTGGCGAATCAGGCACAAACATACGTACTGGTCGCCGCGGAGAAAACGTACTATCAGCAACAGTCGACTTCCGTGTACAAGAAACACAAGCAGTATTTGAACAAGCACTATACGAAGAAGACAAAATTGCTATCGCAATCGAAACAACCTATTGGGGTGCGAAACAGAAATCATTTTTCATCGCAGGACGCAACGGTGTAGGCAAAGTAGATTATGTCCCAAACAAAATTTGGGAAACAGATTTTCATTATGTCAACTACCCGTCATCAG